GGAGAATCGAACTCCTCTTCCCGCCGTGAAAGGGCGGTGTCCTAACCGATAGACGATAGGTGCATCTAAGTAAAACATTATACCAGACAATTAATAGTTTGTCTAGTAATTTTTTGGTAATGTTGTACCCAAACAACACACTAAATAGGACAAAATATCCATTATATATTAAACTAAAATGAATCCATATCATGTACTAGATTTGCCTGTTGATGCTACCGCTGAAGAAATCAAAAGCAAATATAAATCTTTGGCTCAACAATACCATCCTGATAAAGGTGGTGATACAGAAAAATTCAAAGAAATCAATTTGGCATATTCCATTTTAAGTGATACTATTCGTAGAAAACTTTATGATGAAACTGGAATATACAAAAACGAACCTGATTCCAAAGACCAAGCACTTAATGATATTTGTGCACGCCTTGCACATTTTTTGTGGAAAATGAATGTTGATGTGGAAGATTTAATTCATTTATTAAAGAGTGATATAAAAAATGAAAAAAATCAATTAAATCAAAAAATAGATATAACAAAACAAACAATTACCAACTTTAAAAAAGCAGTAAATAAAATTAGAAGAAAAAAAGAAGGCGAAAACATATTACAAAATTTTATAAAGCTTCAAGTAAAGCAACAAGAAGATTTATTAAATAATATGAACAATAGAATTAAGTTGTGTGATACTATGTTGGAAATAGTAGATGAATATGAGTATGGAGATATACCCATTGAATTATTAGAAATTATGAATTCAATCCAACAACAAAACCAAACTACAGAACAATCTTAATCCCAAACTCTAAAGTTTTCAAACTTACAAGGATTAGATTTATCATATTCACGATAGAATAGTGAATTCACATCTTGATTTGGTGTCCAATTTGTATATGATGTATGTAAAGGTTCCCAATACATATCACCAATTTTTAAAACTTCGTCAAACGGTAAAAATTCAGGTTCAGTATATCCACTTTGTGGGTTATTAATCATCCACACAATAGCACCCAACAATGAACCACCAACTTGTAGTGATGTGACATTTTCTCCGTCAACTAATTTACGAGCATCATGTATACTCATTTGTGAACCGTGCCACATAGCAAAGTCGTCACCAATCAACAATACACCAAGTTCATCAATTCCATCCACAATTTCATCTTTGAGTATGCGATGTTCTTTTTGGAAATCCAATTCACAACCACGCATTTCATGTAGTGAAGCAATTGCTGCATCACATGGATGATAAACGTAATAAACTGATGGTCTAAATTTTTTATTACTAAAATATTCTGAAATAGTAATCGATTCGGAATGTTGAACACACCAACCATTATATTGACCATAAGATGGTACCCAAGACTTCATCATCACAGAAGCACCAGGTGCATTTAAGTAAGCTGCGGTACCTTGTGATTTACCATTTTCTGGATTTTTATCTTCATGAGTTCCCCATCCCATCTCAGCGGGTGCTCTACTCTCAGCCCAAAATCCTTCACATGACCAAGTGTTACAAAATTCATCTACACGCTTTGGTTCTTGTGAAATTTGAGAATCTTTTTCAGCAATATGAATAACTTTAACACCAAGAGATTGCATTAAAGTTGCCCATTCTTCTCTTGTTTGTGGAGTTTCTATTTTACGTCCACGTTTGGCTGCCAACTTTAATAATGCACGTTTTGTCAAATGTGTAACAAAACCAGGATTAGCTCCATGAGTTACACAAATTGTTGGACCATTTGAAGGATATTTGTCCATTGCTTTGCGAATCTCTTGATGAGTTGCATACAATGTTCTATCTGCCAATTTTGGAATTGTTTCGTCAGGATCTTTTTCCCAACGCTCTAGTGATGTATCAATTTGCATCACACCATTTTCCATACACCATTCTAAAAGTGCTTTAGCTTGTATGTTTAATGATACGTTGATGATTAAATCACCAGCACTAACATATTTTTTTAATACAGATTTATAGTTTGATGGTGTAATTTCTTGACGTACATAATTCACACCAGAACCAACGTGACGTTTTAAAAATATTGAACGGTGATTATCTTTTTCTAAAACAGTAATATTTTTAGGATCGATAACAATATGTCTTAATATAATAGGAAGAATTGCTTGACCTACTGACCCATATCCAAGTATTAAAATTTTTCCGTCAAATTGGGCATATTTTTCGTACTTAGATTTATCAAATTCGAGAAAAGATTTTAATTCCATAATTCTATTATTTTATTGTTGTAACGAATTATATTTAGGTGTATTATTTCCAGCCTAGAGGTTCATTCTCTATTGGAGAATCTGGATCATTAACACCTTCAAATATTTCCCATAATTTTTCTTCTTTAGCAAATTTGGTGAATAATCCTGGTTGTGTTCCGTAAGCTTCTATTTCCCAAGGTTCTGTCCAGTAATCAGGCGATTCTACTTTTGAACCTTTCCAACGAGTACAATTTACATTCATATCACCTATAGCATATTGTTTAATGTGAACCATTTCGTGTGCCAAAGTTTTTAATATTTCTTTAGCACCGATTCCAGGATGAATTTCTATTTCAAATTGACGTGGTTTATTACTAGGACTAAACTCTGTAACGGAAGCATATCCGTGAGCATCTATTTTTTTGAATTTAATTCTGACAAAAATGTTTTCCAACATTCTAGGTGACATCAATTCCAAAGCGTAGAAATGAGCAGCCCTCTTAACATAGGGACGGAATCGTTTTTTATCGGGACAACCAACTATACTCAACTGCATTTTTAGGTCTCCTTAATTAATTGACCCAATAAATGACCATTCCGAACTATATTATATCACACTTACTGATATTTATCAAGAGTTTACATTTCACCAGGTGAAATACTCTCTACTTCAACGCCACATTTCTTAAGGAAATCAATGCCTTGCGTATCTCGGTATGAATTTCGGTAATAAACTTTTTTTATTCCAGCGGTATAAACTTGTTTAGCACAATCAATACAAGGAGCATGGGTCAGGAACATACTGGAACCATCTCCAGACTCATTACTTCTAGCTAACTTAGCGATGGCATTAGCTTCAGCGTGAATCACCTCAGGTTTGGTTTTAAGGTTATATGCCGTTCCATCTTCCTCTTGGTATTCCCAAAGGTTATTATCAATAGACCATGCATCCGCATAAACTTTATTTTCACAATCATTTGTCCATCCGACTGGCATACCATTATAACCAATACTAATGATTCGGTCATCTTTTACCACAATGGCACCAACTTTTAATCGTTTGGCAGAAGATAACTCAGAGAATCTCTGAGCCACATCCATATACGCTTTGATAAATTTAGTTTTCACAGGACGTAATAATCTTCTTTACCTACACCACATTCAGGACATTGAAAATCTTCCGATAAAGTTTCCCATTTACCTTCGGTTTCTTCATCGTGCACATGTCCACATACTACACAAATATGTTGTTCTTTATTTTCCATTATAGATTCTCCAAAACTTGTTTATAAGCTTTAGCATGAAGTTCTTCAACTTTTTTCAAAGCAGCAAATCTTTTTTGTGCTAAAGCCAGAACTCTTTTGAATTGTTCAGCGTGTTCTTTAGATTCTTCAATCTGATCCGTAAATTCTTTACTTGCAATAGCTAGTCCTTCACCAAAGGCTTGATTTCTAAATTGTGGATACATTGTGGTAAATTCATATGTTTCACCTTCAATGGCTTTTTCTAAACATTCTTTTGTTGATGGTTTACCAATCAATAACTCAAGGTGTCCCCATGCGTGGAGAATTTCTTGGTCTGCTGTGTGTTCAAAGTGTTTTGCAACATCTTCAAATCCTTCTTCACGAGCAATCTTGGCGAAATAACGGTACTTGATATGAGCCATGGATTCGCCAGCCAATGCACTCTCAAGGTTTTTTAATGTAATACTCATAAAATCTCCTGTTCAAATTAAGTATCAGTATTAATACTTATACTCATAATATTAGTTTTTTACTTATTTGTCTAATGATTTGTTTTGATTATCGTTATCAATTTTATCAATAACTTGTTCCCAAAATCTTACAAAGAAATAATCACCACAAGCGTCAATCTCAGATTGTGGGTATCCGTTCTCAATCAACCATTGTCGAGTTTTACCATTTTCAGATATTTCATATGGAATTTCTTTAGGAAATCCATATTTCCATCCTGAAGGTGGGTCACACATTAATTTTTTACCAGCTGCCATCATCAATCCATAAACGAATAGTAATTGGAAATAATTCTAAAGATAGATGGTCGGTTTCCCAAGCTTCATTTGTTTTGTTATACGCACAAGAAAATCTCCAATGGAATGGATTTAATTTTAAAGTAATATTACAACCAGAATATTTTAACCAATTCATTTTAAAATATGCCTTACAAGTTTATCTTTTACCATATCGGGTATCGTTAAGAAAGGCCATTCAAGCCAAAATGGACAACCACTTTTCCAACTACCATTGTCTAAAAAGTATTTGTATTCATCTAAATCTTTTTTATCTGTAGGATCAAATTTTTTACGATGATAGATGACATACGATAAACGACCACCACTATATTCAACATTTGAATTCATTTCACATACTCCACATTATCTTTACGCATATAAAAAACTACTTGATTCTTTTTAGAATCAGGAATTTCTCTTACTACAGGAATAAAAGTAATACCCTCAACCTCATTGGTTGCCCAATTTGAATAAGTGTAATAGATATCTTGATTCGTTTTAGAACGAACCTTTTTGAGAATAGCTTTATCGCCAGTTTTAGTGGCAATATAACCAGGTCGAGAGGGTTTAGTTTTGTTCCAGTTTTTCATGATATAATTATAACTCAAAAATGGGGGTCAGTCAAGACCCCCTTGATTATTTACCATTTGGATAATTTAATTGTTCCCATTCCTCATCGGTAACAGGCCACCAGTTATTCATCTTTGGATTTAACAGTAATTTTCTTTACTGCATCCTGTGCTTTAACCATGTTTTCCAACCAGACCTTAAGCATACCATTTGCAATTTCGGCATCTTTAATTTCTACCTTATCGGCAAGAGTAAAAGCACGATTGAAATTGCGATTAGCAATACCTTTGTAGATATAGTTATCTTTATCATCCGAACTATCAATTACTGAACCTTTAATTACCAATTTGTTACCTTCTAAAGTAACTTCAATGTCGGTCTTGGCAAAACCAGCAACTGCCATTTCAATGACATACTTGTTTTCTTTGACTTGTTTAATATTGTATGGAGGATAACCAGGTGTTGCTTTGGCGACTGTTTCAGAGATATCACGGATTTGGTCTAATACATCATCA